GCTGGCTCATTTGCCGCTAATGGTTCGTGGAATGTAACCGTAGTAACCGGTTCATCCGCGGTAGGTATATTCGCTACCGATGGTAGCATCAACGTGTTCAATGCCTCTGCAATCAATACGCCTGTAGGGGCATATCACGCTAGTGGTGCGCTGAATGTAGTACCTACATCTTCCTCAACCTTTTTACCCTTACGACACCCTAATGGCTCTCTGTATGTAACAGATGGATCTTCATCGGGTGCAGGTATTCTATTAAACAGAGGACAACCAGTAACAGTTATATCTGGTGCTTTATTTGGTCCTCCTGGATTCTTACTATTAGTAGACGGAGTAAGTCGTTTACTTCTAGTTGATGGTTCTTCTAAAATAATTCTCTAAAGGAAAATATAAATGGCTGACTCTACACTTGCCGCATTAGCAGCAGCAACTGCACTAGGAGGTACTGAACTTGTCTATGGTACCCAGGCAGGTGGCGATGTTAAAATAACTGCAAACCAGATTAAAACTTGGACATCCTCTTCTCCCACTCTAGTAACTCCAGCGCTAGGCACTCCAACATCTGGAGTAATGACCAATGTTACTGGCGTAGTCCTAACAGGTGGTAGCGGAGTAACAGGCAATCTATCGGTAAATAATCTAAACAGTGGATCTGGTGCATCAGCCACAACCTTCTGGCGCGGTGATGCCACATGGGCAACCCCAGCTGGTGGTGGAGGTACTCCTGGTGGAGCAAGTCTTACTGTCCAATACAACAATGCTGGCGCATTGGGTGGTATGTCGGGTACATCATGGGACGATACTAATCGTTCCCTAACGATGACCGGTGCTACTGTAACTGCATCTAATCCAGTTCTGAATATGACCCAGACCTGGAATAGTTCCCTAGTTAACTTCACAGCAATAAAACTTAACGTAACCAATACATCTAGCGTAGCCGGCTCGTTGTTGATGGATTTACAGACTGCGGGGACATCAGTTTTCAACGTCTCTAATAATCCAGCAGGGCCTATGGTACAGGTAAATTCAGGAACCATCTATGGGATCGCCTTCGGTACAATAGGGGGAACAATGTTTAAAATAGGCGGTGGTTCATTTCCCGCAATGACAACCGCCGATAGTACCGGAGCCGTTGGACCAACTATTATGGCACAAGGGCTCAATGGAGGGGCGTCTGGAATTAGAAATACTTCTGTAGGTGAAGTATCTTGGACAGCTTCTGTTGGTGATTCTACTGCTGCTCCCGTAGTACGACTTGTAAGAGATGCTAACGGTATCCTTGCTCAACGTGATGGTACCAACGCTCAAACCCTTCGTGTCTATAACACCTTCACCGATGCCTCTAATTACGAACGTGGGGTGTTAGACTGGGGAACTACCTCTAACGTACTGACGATTGGAACGCAAAATGCGGGAACAGGGACAGGACGAGGTTTTCAGATTGTTTCTGGTGGGACTAGTAGAATTGATTACAGTGTAACTACTGCTAGCGCTTTGACATTTACCGCCGTTGTAATTATCCCCAGCAACAATTTCATCATAGGGTCTAACCAGGTAATTCAATGGAACCCGGCTGGACCAGATCTTAGTTTCTTTCGTGTAGCATCAAAAGTCTTGCAAATTGGCGATGGAGGTACTAATGCCAGTGGCTGGGTAAATTGGGGCGGTCAATCTCGCGTCACAGCAGACTTCTCTTCAGTTACAACCGCTCTAGCTAATATCACCGGACTTACTTTCTCCGCTCAAGGAGGGAGAACATATACCTTCGAAGCAGTATTGTTCTGTTCTACTACAGCTAACTCAGGCGGTGTCAAGGTCGCAATCACCATCCCTGCAGGCTCAACTAACTTCATTGCCGATGCAAATGGATTAGATGGTGCAGCTGTTATGACTGGCACTAGAATAGCTTCTTCTGGCGCTACTGTGATGGCTAACACCGTCACTGGAACTACACCTAAAATATATATCAACGGTGCTCTTACGATGTCCAGCGGCGCTGCTGCAGGTAACGTAAACATTCAATATGCTCAAAATACAACTAGCGCAAGTGCTACCATAGTTAAAGCTGGTAGTTACTTCACCGCACACGATTGCCCATAATAGGAGAATAAATGCCTACGGTAACATTAACTCTAAATGGTTCTGCCATCACTGGCTTAACCTCTAATCCATCCAAAGTCTATACCCTTTCGGATGCTGATCTACAATCAATATTGACTTGGGGTCAATCTGCATTTGCTAGCTCTCTACCATCGTCTCCTGCCGTTCCTACCAATCCACAGATTCTCTTGGCTTGGATACAATCGTGGGTGAATGGTACTAGAGATGCAGTACAGACTAATAATAAAACAATCCAACTTCCAACTCCAATTAGCATGAGTTAATTATGATCGTATTAAATCTACAAGAACAACACGTCCAAGTCATTGGCGATGCTCTCTCCAATTATACGTATCGTCTATCAGCCCCTGTAATCGAAGAGTTACAGAAACAAATTACTAATCAGCCTAAGGATCAACTGGTTGAGAGTCGTAAGAAGTTATCCTAAAGCAGTATTCTATTGCCCTTCAGCTAACGCAGTAACCTCAGCTGATTGGTCACATGTAATCCGTACTCCTATTATAACCCCTCCACTTCCGGTAGCACACAATGCTTGGGGAGTTTCTTGGGGTACCAGCTGGGGAAATAGTTGGGTTAGTTTCAGTTAATCATGGCATTAAAGACAGCATCTACCGGTCAGTTCGTAATACCGACTTCACCTGCAGTAGGAACAACAGTTTCCTCAGGTGCAGCCAATACTTACACCACAACCTATGTTCAGTTGTTAGCTAGTACAGCTGCAGCAATCTATATCATAGGTGCAGGTGGATCTATATCTTCTACCGCAAGACCTACTTACATGCATCTGCAGTTAGCGACTGGCTCTGCCGGTGCAGAAGCCATCATAGGCCAAATACCTGGATTACAGTATGATGCGGCAGGAGGTGCTTCAGCTGCTAACTTCAACTGGATCACTAATATAAACCCCTGGATTCCAGTTGCAACCGCAACTAGAATTGCAGCTAAGACTGCAGATTCTACCGGTGGTCTTACCCATGCTATCCAACTATACGCGATCAACCAAGCTAACGTGGTCGATGCAGGAATAGTAGAACAAGCTGATATTCAGACTATTAAAACTCAAGCAGCATCAGCAGCTGGTGCAGTAACCTTCCCCTCTTCTATCCAATCTTCTACTACCTTCCCCACCAACTTCTCTTCGCTAACAATCTCAGCAGCTACAGGCGCAGTCACAGTAGACAAGGGAACAATCACTACTGTATCAGGCAACGTATCTGGCTCGGTGGGATCAGTCACAGGCTCAGTAAGCTCTGTCACCGCTTCAGTCACACTGTCTTCGGGACAAACTATCGCTACAGTTTCTGGCAACGTATCAGGCTCTGTAGGTTCGGTTACAGGATCAGTTAGCTCAGTCACAGCTGCAATTACTCTACCTTCCATTCCTGCCAACTTCATCACAGCAGCTGGTATCTCTTCTGCAGCCTTCAATGGTAAGGGAGATTGGAATATCGGCAAGACAGGCTACAGTCTGTCTTCCGGACAATCAGTAGCTACAGTAACTGGCTCAGTAAGTTCAGTGACTGCATCAGTTACTCTTTCTTCCGGACAGACTATCTCTACTGTCTCTGGCAATGTGTCAGGCTCAGTAGGATCTGTATTAGGATCAGTGGGTTCAGTAACAGGCGCAGTAAGCTCAGTAACAGCAGCAGTTGTTCTACCCTCCATTCCAAATAACTGGATCACTGCTGCGGGAATATCCTCAGGAGCAATCACTACTACACTAGGAGCTATTCCAGCCAACTGGATTACTGCCGCAGGTATTTCCTCCGGAGCATTTGTATCTGAATTGTCTGGTATTAAAACTAAGACAGATAAACTAACATACACTACAGCCAATCAAGTCGACGCTAATATTCACTCTGTAAATAATATTACAGTAACAGGCTCAGGCACCACGCCTAGCCCATGGGGTCCCTAAATAATGCTTGAGTTTCTACCTTTTCTATTAACTGCAGGAGTTCTAGGAGGACTGATATATTATTTCTTAATCAAGAAGAAGACATCAGCTCCTGTACCTGCTCCAGTCCCAGCAGCATCTACCGGTTGGAATATCTTATATTCTACCGGAATGCCACCTTCTTTCGCCCAGACTTTCACTTTCCCTAACCCGCCTAACTCTGTACATTACGTAGTCATTCCAGGATCGTTAACTCCAGGACGTAGTAACGTTACTCTAGCTTATCAAATAGATGGTACCGGTACTTTACGTTCTACCCAGGATGGTGGTCCTGGTCAGATAACTATGTTCTTACAACGCAATGGAGATGATCTCTCCGGTGTAGGCCCATATGCAAGTTATCGCTTCTGGGCACAAGGTGCGTCACAAGTCTTAGCCCCTGGGGTTAGTATTATCTCAGTCCCTCTCACAGCAGACCAATGGACTAATGTCTTCGGTCAGAATGACAACGAAGGCTTCCAAGCTGTTCTAGCTGATCTAGCTTATATAGGATTTACCTTCGGCAACCCCGGTGCAGGAGCTACCGGCCACGGTGTTGATACCGATGGAAATATGACCTTTACGGTTGTAAACTTCTCAGTCATATGATGATTGATTGGTCGGTAAGTATCGGAAGCCTAATAAACTTAGGGGTCTTTCTATTAGGCGTTGTGGTTTTCTTTGCTAATATTAAAAACGATATCAAAGGCTTACGTGGTGCCGTAGAAGATGTTGAATCGAAACAGGAGACTTTGAACGAATCATTTAAACAATTAGGAACTATCTTAACCAGTGTAGCTGTGCAAGACCAGCGTATGCATCACATAGAACAGATGATTGACGAGCTTCGACACGGAATCGGCTTCATCAACAAATAAGAGGAATCAATGACCGCTGATTCAGTTATCGGAGACCGAGTAGAAGGTAACGAGCAAGTAGTAGACTTACTAAATAAATGGCTAAACTTTGCAAAACAAGGAGACATGAGATTCGCAGCCGTAATAGGCTGCCGTACTAGCGAAGATGTAATCACCGATTGCGCCGGTGCGCAAGGCACTGAGTTCGCAGCTTACTTCGGTCTAGACGAAATGAAACGCACTCTGTCTGAGCATCTACGTAATAGATCGCTAGCAGTTAAACAAGAAGGTGAAGTAGATCCTAGTTGTTGGATATATAGCGTAGCACAGTGGACTGTCGGATATGACTTCTTCCAATGGCTAGTCAACGCAGAATTAGTCCGTCGCCGCGAAGGTTCACCTGCCCCACTTAAGATTCACTTCCATCCAGGTGTAGGTGGATGGGAACAAGCATTAAATAATGTTCCACGTAAACAGATGTTCGATAAGGTCTGTCGTCCTATGGTCCCACTAATAGGGGCAGAAGAAACAGATAAGCCTACTGGCAGATACTTAGATCACTCGCAAGCTTTCTCTTACACTCCGGTAATCAAAGCCTTCAATGACGGAATAGAACTCCCCAAGTTTTCAGCTCCTAAATGGGCTAGGAAGATAGTAAGAAAGAAATTCGGCAACCGTAAGCCAGTAGTAATAACTCTGCGTGAGACTGAACTACATCAATATCGAAACTCTAACATCCCTGAATGGCTTAAGTTCGCAGCCTGGCTAAAAGACCAAGGAGAGGATGTAATCTTTGTTCGAGATACCAGAACAGCAGATGAACTCTTTGCTTGGGAAACTTACCCAGAAGCCGCTAAAGAACTTGAGATAAGGATGGCCCTATATGAAATATCTAAAATCTGCTTCTTTGGTTCTAATGGACCTTTTGGTCTTGTCACTATTAGTGATATACCTTGGATCGCTATCTATCCTCTGGATAACAGTAAAAGTTATAAATACAATAATCCAGACGTCTGGGCTAAATCCATGGGCATCAAACCTGGCGAGCAATATCCTTGGTGCCGACCTGATCAAAAGATCATCCTAAAGCACGACACCTTCGAACACCTAGTTGAAGCATGGCAAAGCTTGTACGGGTAAAGAAACTCACCCCTGAGCGTGAACTCCACAGAGAACTAGCAGAAGCTGATTTAGCCTACTTCATCAACCTAGTTCATCCTAGGCGTCTATTAGGAAACATACATCGAGAGTGGATTACATGGTGGACACGCAGGGATGCACCATTTCATCAGCTCACACTGCTCCCCAGAGATCATGGGAAGTCTGCCGGGGCAGGCTATCGAGCAGTATGGGAATTAACCAAAGACCCTACGCTAAGAATATTATATATATCTTCGACTTCTAACCTAGCTACTAAACAGCTGAAGTTCATGAAAGACATCATGACTTCAGATAACTACCGAGCCTATTGGCCCGACATGATTAACAAGGATGAAGCTAGACGAGAGAAATGGACCGAACGTGAAATCTCCATAGATCATCCTCGCCGCAAAGAGGAATCAATCCGTGATCCTTCGATCTTTACCGCCGGTCTTACTTCCAATATTGTTGGTATGCATTGTGACATTGCCATTATGGATGACGTGGTTGTCACGGGCAATGCTTACACGGAGGAAGGCAGGGAGAAGGTAAAAGACCAGTATTCTCTCTTGTCTTCGGTAGAAACATCCGATGCAAGAGAATGGGTGATTGGTACTAGATACCACCCTTCAGATCTGTACGCAGATCTATTAAAAATGGAAGTGGAGGAATACAATGACGTGGGCGAAGTTACAAGAACAGACCCCTTATTTGAAGTCTTTGAACGACAAGTTGAGACAGTCGGCGATGGTTCAGGCGAATACCTGTGGCCGCGACAACAAAGATCAGACGGCAAATGGTTCGGGTTCGATCAAGAAATCCTACAACGAAAGAAAGCGCAATACCTTAACAAAACGCACTTTAGGGCTCAATACTACAACGACCCCCACGATGTCAGCTCCTCCGTCTTCAAACGAAACTTCTTCCAATACTACGAGCCTGGCCATCTAAGTCGTAAAGATGGGAAATGGTTTTTCAAAGGGGAAAGGCTTAATGTTGTTGCTGCTATTGATTTTGCTTATACCGTTGGCCTTAAGTCTGACTATTCATCTGTTGTCGTTATTGGAGTGGACGCCCGTACCAATTATTATGTATTAGAAATAGATCGTTTTAAGACAGATAAGATATCTGAATATTTCGATCGAATATTGAAGATGTATGAGAAATGGGGTTTCAGAAAGATAAGAGCGGAATGTACCGCAGCACAATCAGTAATAATCAAGGATCTAAAGGAAAACTATATTCGCCCGTACGGCTTAAGTTTGGTCGTAGAGGAATATAGACCTTCTAGGTTCATGGGTGCTAAAGAAGAACGAATCATGGCTGCCTTAGAGCCTAAGTATTCCAACATGCAAATGTGGCATTACCCAGGTGGCAATTGTCAGGTTCTCGAAGAAGAACTACTGTTCGCTAATCCCGATCATGACGATGTTAAGGATGCCCTAGCTTCTGCAGTTGACTTCGCCTTAGCCCCATTAGATTTATATAAACTAACGAAAGATAGACAACCAGTGTTTAATTTCCATACTAAGTTCGGCGGCGTAGCGTGACTGGCAAAGTTCTAGAACTCCACAACGTTATTACGCCAGATCTACTAGCTACTAGAATAACTGAGAGATGGCTCCAATGGGATACCCTTCGAAATGTTAAGAAGGTGGATTGGGAAGAAATCCGCCGCTATGTCTATGCTACTGACACTACGCAGACTACTAACAATCAATTACCTTGGAAGAACAAGACCACTGTACCTAAGCTATGTCAAATTAGGGATAATCTCTATTCCAATTATACTGCTACTATATTTCCTCAGCGTAAATGGTTAGTCTGGGAAGCCAATGAAGAAGATGCCAACTCAGCTGATAAGCGAGATGCTATATGTAACTATATGGGTTGGGTCATTAGTCAGCCTTCTTTTAAGCATGAAATTGATAAAATTATTCTGGATTACATTGACTTTGGTAATTGCTTTTCTACCGTTGAGTGGGTTGATCAAAGGGTAGAACAGCCCGACAAAACTCAATCCGGATATGTGGGTCCAGCAGTTAAACGCATCAGTCCATTGGACATTGTAATGAATCCTACTGCGGAGAGCTTCTTACAATCTCCCAAGATAGTTCGTTCTATTATTAGTATGGGTGAACTGAGAGATCTTCTCGATCGTATGTCTAATGATGAGAATAGAGAAGCGTATGAAGAACTCTATAAGTACCTTAAAGATATTCGTTTTTACGCAAGGACCTTTCAAGGAGATTGGATACAGAGAGACCATCTTTACGCTATGGATGGCTTTACATCCTTCCGTGCTTATCTTCTCTCTGAGTTTGTAGAAATCCTTACCTTCTATGGTGACTGGTATGATTACGTCAACGATGACTTCCAAAAGAACAGAGTCATAATGGTCATCGACCGTCACAAGTTAATTTGTGACAAACCTAATCCATCCTTCTTCGGTTATCCTCCCATCTTCCATGTTCCATGGCGAAAGAAACAAGATAACCTTTGGGGCATGGGTCCCCTAGACAACCTAGTCGGTATGCAGTACCGCATGGACCATGTGGAGAACATGAAGGCAGATGTCTTCGATCTAATCACATATCCAGTACAGAAAGTGAAAGGCTTTGTCGAAGATTATACATGGCAACCAGGTGAGAAGATCTTTACGTCAGACGAAGGCGATGTTGAAATGGTGGTTCCAGATGTTAACGCTCTTCAAGCGAATCTAGAGATACAAAATCTAGAACGTTTAATGGAAGAGATGGCTGGTGCACCAAGAGAAGCTATGGGCTTCCGCACGCCAGGAGAGAAAACTAAGTACGAAGTTCAGAGGCTAGAAAATGCTTCAGCTCGGGTTTTTCAAAACAAGATTAAACAGTTCGAAGAACAGAAGCTAGAACCTCTTCTTAACGCCATGCTTGAAATGGCTAGGCGCAATCTAACTGGAACTACGGTAATAAAAGTATTTAATGATGAATACAAAACATCGTCTTTCCAGACATTAACTGCAGATGATATTACTGGCGTGGGTCGTATTAGACCTATTGCTGCTCGTCATTTTGCTGAGCAAGCCGATCTAATTCAGAACTTAACTAACTTAACTGGTTCGGGATTATGGCCGACAATACAACCACATTTTTCCGGAGTAAAGTTAGCTAAGATCGTAGAGAATATATTTAATCTGGATGAATATGAAGTAGTAGCTCCATTCGTATCTTTGGCTGAACAAGCTGACGCCCAGAAATTAATTAATGCCTATCAAGAACAAATACATACTGCTGCAGGCACAGCAACAGGACAAGGCAATGACTTTGACATGGGAGCACAGAATGCTACTCCTCCGGCTAACGCAGCACCAGGACCGCCATGAAAACCGTATGGTCTCAGCATATAGCTGATCCAGAAGATAAAGCTAGATTTGAAATAAGTTTACGAGGACAGAACTGGGTTCTCTCCCGTCTAAAAGAACTCCTTGAAAGTGCAGAACGAGGATTAGATAAACAAGAAATTAGTCCCAAGGCGTACGACTCTCCGAACTGGGATTATCGACAGGCACATTCTAACGGTTATAGACAGTGCCTTCATAGTATAAAAGAGTTGATTACCCTAGACCACAAGGAAGACAAATGACCAATTTGTTAAATGATGATAATGCTACAGATTCACCTTCAGAAGAAGTAGATCCTAACAAGAACTACCTAGCTGAATTGGTAGGCGACGATAAGAAGTTTAAAACTCCTGAAGAGCTTGCCAAAGGTAAATATATAGCAGATCAATACATCGAAGTCTTAAAGAAACGGCAAGATGAAATGCGAGCTGATTACTTAAAACTTCGAGAGGATAATACTGCCAAGGCTTCGCTGGAAGACCTCTTAAAACAAATGGAACAGCGTCTTGCAAGTAACGAACAACCCAATGTGAAAGAAGAAGACAAGCCGACATTCGACCCTAAACAAATAGAAAGCTTAGTATCGACCAAAATACAAGAGCATGAAGTTAATCGCAGACAAGTGGATAATTTCAATATGGTTAGGAGTAAGCTACAAGAACGTTATGGTAAGAATTACAAGAACGTTGTTGAGCAACAAATCGAAGATCTAGGAATAACTGAAGCAGAGTTGAACGATATGGCGCATAGACAACCTAAAGTCTTAATTAGAACTTTAGGCTTGGATAAGCAACCAGAACCGCAACAACAGTTTCAAACACCTCCTACAGGTTCGCAGCGAAGGGATACCTTCACACCAAAAGGCGCCGAGAAAAGAACTTGGTCCTATTATCAGAATCTGAAGAAGACTAATCCTGAGCTTTGGTTTGATCGTAAAACCGCAGTCCAAATGCAAGAAGATGCCATTGCTTTAGGCGATGCCTTTAAAGATGGCGACTACCATAGATTTGGACAGCAATAACAAGGAAAATTATATATGGCTGGCTTTATGGATGCCAATACCAATTTTCTAACTAGAACTAATCTTTGGTCTCGTCAGATCAAAGAACTTCTGTTAGACGAATTGAACGCCATGAAGTTTGTCCGAATTGTCTC